TGACATGTTGAATTTAAGTTTGACGAAGGAGATGATGTCCCCCCCGCCAAATCTAAAATCATTAAAAAGTAGCTCGCCGTTCTTCTCAAAAAGAGAGAAAGAAGGTTCCTTCTCTGCTTCTATAGGAGATAGAAACGGTTTCCCTACTGTAAAACTGCCAATATAGTATGTAAACATGTCGTAAGAATTTACATAGCGACGTACGTCTTCTGCAGTCGCCATTGGTAATAAATCTTTATCACTAAAGTTAAACATACTATATTAGTTACTAGAACAACGGATCCTCATCAGAGTCAGCATCTTCAGCATCTGGTGCTAAATATGTCATCTGATCAAGGTTTGCAGCTTTTAACTTAGTATCTTCCGCAGAAGTACCAGCTGGCTCCACTGCAGGCAACCATTTTCTAATCTCTAATCTGTCCTTAGGACTAGATGTTGAACCAAAGTTCACAAAGATATTGATACTATCAGCACCAACGCCATTAGTATACATCTTATCAAACAGCTCATTTGCATTAGCAAATGCCATTGGCTTAGTACCTCCGGTGTGTTCAGAAATCTTGGCTAAATAAGCCCATTCCTTCTTCATCGTCTCCTCATAGGTCTTACCCCATTGGTTTGGATAATCAGCAGGTTCGATCCCGAAGCATGCTCTATTAATCTTTGCTCCATTCCCATCTTCGAATATAACTCGATATTTAGGAGCTTTAGGACTGTCTGATTGATAATCAGTACCTAATTTCTCCACTCTTACCGCTACATTCTCTACTCTTCCAGCTTTTCCACCATTAAATTCTTTACTTGAACTGGCTTTTACTAGATCCTCTTCATTAAAATTAAACATTTATTTCGAAATTTAAAAATTATTTGAATACTTTATCCCAGAAAAATGTTAAGTCTAGATTCTCATCTGACTCACACATTACGAACTCTTGTTCTTTTAGGTGCTTGGGTCTTGCACCGGATACCACAAATTGGTCTCCTTTAAAACTAAACATAGTCTTATTGTCTTTTCGATACACTAAAGCAATAGCTTCTGCTTTCGCAGCAAGCATTTGACTCATTTTACCGCTAACATCTATATCTGTAACTTCCAACTCTTGGCCACCTTTGTTGATAGTTTTGGCCTTAGTGTGAGCTACGATGATCAATGTGTCGCAGTATAACTGAAACATTGCTAAAGTATTGAAGAATCCATCTCGGATATATGCCCATCCTGCACCATTAGGAACTGTCTTCAGGTTCTTACCTTGATAGTTCTTGTTCCTAGGTTCAGCTTTATACAATCCAATTGCATAAGGCATAGTCATGTCTTCTAATACTCCTGCTGTATCTAAAGTAATACGCTTATATTTGTTCTTACCGTGTTTTTTCTTGTATTCTTTTAGATCAAGCACGATATCCTTAATTACACTCCATGGGGTTACTTCGTTTTTAGCTGCAACGCCTGGGACGTCGATAGCCATACATTCGTAGTATCGTGTACCACCCTCTAGGTCTATAATTAAGTTGTCTTCAAGGTTTGCTACCATAGTAGTCTTCCCTTGCTTTGTTCCACCAAACAACACTAAGGTTGTTGGATTGACCACAGTTACTGTGGAATTTTTGTCAGGCAATAAACTCATTATCTTCTGCTTTTTTTAAATTGTCTTTAGCTTTCTCATAGAAAGCAGTGTAAATGACTTGCTCCTGCATTGGGACAATATATGTCTCATACGGGAATAACTTGTCTATTAACTCTTGTACTATTAGTGGTGCATCTAGCCCTTTTACTACTTCAATACTAGAATTACTCTGCATCGATAAGGGTGATTTATCACTATCTATTACTGTAATCAGTCCGTCCTTACCAGGGTACAACCTTAAGGTTATAGCCGGGGAGATTAACTCTACATGTAAATACTCGTACAATGTAGGCTCAGTAATTAAACTTATTCTCGCGTACATAGTGCTTGTAATTTATAGAAGAAGGCTGTTAGGATTACTGCTTCAGCGTCAGTTACTCTCACTAAAGTCTGCTTTACTGCCATTGCAGATTGCCTACCTAGTCCAGAATGCTTACTAGGTCTATAAGGCCTACCATGTTTATATAGTAATTCCTTTACAACCTCGTCAATAACCTTAGGACTAATCCTAGCCATGCTCTCATTCATAGGTGAGAAATTTCTAATATTGCGACGCTTAATACCCATATTTATTAAATCTTTACCTAAGTAGTATTTAACATATTGGTATTCATTGTCACTATCCTTTATCTTCACATAGAATACTTCAACTCGTTTTACAGTACGTTTTCTTAAAGTGTTATATCCAACACCAACTTCTAAAAATAACATTTATTTATCTATTCTGATACCGTGATAGACTGGGAAACGCATCTTACCGTCGTCAGTTTCCTCAAAGTATCTAATTTCTGCCATCAAACCAATCATACTGTCCCTGTTAGTTAACAGTTCTTCACGATCTGCGTGACTTAATTTAGCTCCGGTCTTTTGTAGTTTACCTTTAAAGGTAACCCACACTGTGCCATGCTTAGCATTACTGTCATTAGGTGTAATATCTTGTATAGGCAATGATATGTCAATAAACTTCTTGTACTTTAAGAGTCTATCACTTCTACCACTAACCTTATACATGGATGTTTTATCCCTAACCATCATACCCTCATACCCTTCGTCTATGTAACCTACATAGAAATCATCAAGATCTGCTGTTACTGATAAGGTAGTAGGTACTATTTTTACATAAATACCATCCCAACCTAATAAAGCTTCTATTTTAGAGATTCTATCAACAAACTTTGCTTTAGTATCGATCATATCATAGATATGGTACTCAATAAACTCACTAGTTGGCTTATTATTCAACAACTTAGTGTTCTCCTGAAAGGTATTACCATGTACATACAATTCACCATCTAATACAATATCAGACAACTCATAGTATAACTTAGCCAACAACTCATGTCTAATGTGATCAACATACTTGATAGGTACATTGGTCCTAGATACAGCTGTTAGTGTCTTATGCTCAGCATTATAAAACATTAAACATCTAACACCGTCTAACTTTGGCTGCAACGCCATGTTCTTACGTTGTATCTTATTACGATGTTTAAAGAAATCGTATGCTAACATAGGGAGGATTATGTCTTCAGTCTCTGCCTTCTCGGCGGTAACAAAATAACCCTCTCTAAGTTTCTTAATAATTAATGCCCCCATTTGGAGCGATGCTTGGGCAGTTGAGTTTCGAAAGTTAGCCTTACCTATATTCTTAGGCTTACACAACTTTGAATGTGTAATTAACTTACCTCCCACTAAGCCTGACTCTTGGTATAACATACCAGAATCACACCAAATACTTAATTGTCGTATTCTACCCTTTGTATCCTTCTTATAAATCGTCGTCGTACTCATCTAATTTGTTCAAAACATCATCCTCTGCATCTTTATCAGATAAGGACTCATCATCTTTAACCACTTTAAAAGAGAAATTCTTATCCTCTAGTGACTTTAAGAACAGTGCCTTAATACCTTTTTCAGCATAAGCTTTGTCCTCCGGAATTCGACCGGGCCATTGAAATACAAATGACTGAATCATATCATCAGCTTCAGGATTGTTATACTCCCTATAAGTAAATCGCCATTTAATACCCTCGTACTTCCCTAATACATTTAGACTTAACCATACAGGTTCCTTCTTAAATGTTACTTTGTGTACCTTGCGGTCCAAAGATTTTTTCTTTTTTGCCATATAATTTACAATTTTTCTCAATTAATCTGAAAAATAGATTTTCCTCAACTATGATTGAGGAAGCTGGGCTTCTGTTCCTCTTCCAGCTAACATTGTTCGCTATTACCTTTTCTGCGTAAATATTAAAGTCTGTCCCTTTGATATCTATAGTGCCTGCGACGCTATAAAATACTCTAACTACTTCCTTTAATACTCTAGAATTGATAATATCATTTAGTTTATTGAAATGTGTAAGCCTTATGTTAATAATAGTGAATACATCTTCCTCTAACCTCCCTGTGAATACAACATTATCTGATTCAGTGTTGTTATACAAAGCAATTACTATATCCCTGTGAGGGAATAGAGTAGCCTCCCTAAACCATATCTTGATTTTATACCTATTTGATTTCATTTTTTCTAAGTTGTGTTATTTTCTTATACATTGCAGCCTCCTCCTTTGAATTACGTATAGGTAATTCATTAAAGTAATTAACTGCCCCATTAAAATATAATGCAGCTTTAGTACCTAAACCACCATGCCTAGATAATAGCACACTTACAAATCTAATGTTATCCTTGTAATATTTAATATCGTAGTCCTCATAGTCCGGGATCTTGTTATAGAATGGACTATATATACCAAACGATATATCAATAGCTCTTGAAGTTAACTTCGAATCACCTAAACCAGCAATCGTTGGCTCACCTTGATTAAACTTAATACCTTCAATACTAGTCTGAGCCAACGCTTGTTGCTGAACAATTACACTGCTGTATCCATACTTGTTCCTAAGAACTATCAGGAAGCCAGACAATTGTGTTATTGCATCTTGTAGTGACGCATTCTTGTGACTTAGTAATGATACATGGTCTACTACAGTTAAAACGAGTTCCTCTGGGTCACTTGGGATAAAGACATCATCTACCTCTTGCTCTTTGTCGCCGTACATAACTTTCTTCTTAGTCTGTGTACCGTTTGCTTCAGCATGATCTAGTAAATTCTTGTATATCCCAAACGGGTGATAAACATCTTCAATATACTCAACTGACTCTAAGAATCCTTTTATATATTCACTATGTTTTTCTAACTCCGTTATAACGGCCTCAGGTAACTCTTTTTTGGTGCTCATTAGTGCCTCTTGTGAGACAATTATCTTCCCCTTACTTTTTGTGAAAAGTACATAACTCATAAACTGAGCAATTAAGGATTCCTTACTCTCTTCTAAGCAAAAATACTTAACTATCAATTTGGTGGGGAGTTGGTGTGTTATAATGTAGTCATATACGCTATACACAAACATAAAATTTGTAAACTTACTCTTACCGGCTTTAGGGCCGGCTGTCACTTGGTAAATCTTACCTTTTTCCAATCCCACTACTTCTTCTCCAAATCTTGCAAAGGGCCATGGTATAGAATTAACTAAACCACTTGCTACTCTGCTCTTACGCGTTTTGATTTTATCAAGTACCCTCTCATAAAGATGGTCCTTCATAGTATCCAACGACTCTTCCATGAATCTTTACTTTTAATGTTTGCTCTAGAAGGGAAATACCGTTTTCTGGATCTCCCTCCTTATCAGAAGATAACAATGTTAATATATTTGCAAAATGATTGTTGTTACCAACATTCTTTCGCATCCATCGTATGTTAGTTATCTTAGGGGCTCGTAATGCATCTTCATACTCCATGAATATTACATCTTGTTCATACACCATTAGGTGAAATTTACACTCGTTCTCTAAATATACTATCATACCATTGCTGTTGACCAATCACTTTCTTCTTCGAGATTGGTATCTGTTTTAAGTTCTTCTAAAATAATTTCATACTCTTTTTGTTGTAGCCAAGCTGCAGATGCTTTCATATAAGTCATCCTATTACTTGTCGTAGACTTATCACGTCTATCTTTAATATCCCACTTAAGGGCCCTTAACAAGTCTTCATGTGCTACACCACCAGTTATTGCCCTCTGATATAGTGTCTTTGAGCGAGCTTTATCACTCCTAAGAGTCCTCTGTCTCAACCAGACACCATGTTTATCAGAAGAGGGATATAAATCCCAGAACTCATCAAAGTTCATCTTTACTGTAGTACTACTTTCCGTTGCCACACTGATTATACTCATAATCAGTTTCCTCCCATTACCAGTTAACCTAACACCATTGGTTGTAGAGGCTAAATACCCCTCATCAATCATCTTAGTTATCTGGTCATTAGTTGTGCTTGTATAAGGGAGCACTTTCCCTATTCTTGCTGCTTCTATATGAAGAATAGCAAGTACATTCTCTAAGCTTACTTCACTTTTCCCTACTTCATCTAAATCTATCGTCATTTTCATTAAAGTGTTAGTTAATTATAGACTACACACTGTTTGCCCTGATAATCAGGGTGAACATTGCCATGTTCTATCACTCTACTCATTCTTTCATAATCCTCTTGGATTACATTATGTACCTCCTCTGCAGTATATACTTCTGCGTCAGGTACTGCCTGTCGTATAACATCAGCGTCTAACGTCTGATAGTCATAAGCAAACTGTACAATTCTTTTTGTTACTTCATTATTCATTATTTTCTATGTCTAAATGATTTCTTTTTATCGAAACCGTGGGACAATAATTTCTCCATATTTGTTTGATTGTTCTTAATGGCCGGATGGTCCACTAAGTACCCTAAGAATAGGGATATGTTAGTAAACATTGTCTCTGCTGGTATAATCTTAGCAAATCCAAAGTCACCTAATAAGAAATTGGTAGTGATACTATTGTACTCCTTAATCAGGATAGGTACCCTATGCTTAATGTTCTCATCAGAGATACTATTTTGTTTATCATATAGTTCCGTACTGAAATACGGCTCAAACATATATATTCTTTTTGGGTTCTCTACAGCGCGTACGTGTCTATAAAGGGCCTTTCTCTCAGAGAGAGTGTAGTAAGGTTTACCCATATAGTAGCTAATTTGGTATCTTCTACCGGCTATATGAAAGGCAACCTCCTTAATACTCTCTGTTATAGACCTAAGTTTGTCTTCTTTTCTCAAGAAAGGGGAATTAGACCTACGATCTAACACTAATTTCTCATCTATGCCATATATACCTTGTACATAGTCATAATAGTCTTTGTTTTTTGATATAATCTTCATAGTTTTGATTTTAATGTTTATAATCTAACCCACATAGTTGACATTTAAAGTAGTCAGCATGTGAGTCACTTCCTTTGTAATCAAAAGCGTCGTCACCATTAGGCATAACATGATTACATACAGCTCTCAAATTGAGAATTGCTGTATCTATCTCATCTATACGCTTCTCTAGTTCCCACTTCTCCTTAATTAACTTAGTTACTGCTTCTCTCATATTAATGGGCCCAATAGTCTCCTATTACAGCGTCTGCTTTTAATGGTACGTCTTTACACCAGATTGCTCCGGCCTCAACCATAGCTTCTTCTAATGCTACTGCAGCAATTGAAGCTAAATCTTCTACAACTTCCACATTGATCTCGTCATGGATGATATTTGTTATAAAACATATATCCTCATACTCGTTATCATATATCCATTGTCTAAATTTAATAGCTGCACTCTTAGTGACATCTCCAGCTGTACCTTGTACCGGATAGTTTAATGCTAATCTACCTATTGCTCCTTTAATAGTTTCATAGGCTTTCTTTTTAGATGGAATCTTTTTGTATGCCATCATCTTATCATAATCCTTTAATTCGAATGTACGGTTACTGACCTCATTAACGAGGATATAGCCACGTTTAAGAGTTTCTGCTATGACTTTATCAAAGTATTGTTTAAGTGCAGGAAACGCTTTAAAATAGGCCTCATATACGATGTCACCCTCTTCTACCTCTACTCCTAGATTCATTGCAATAGTAAACCCTGTTCCACCATAGTTAATGGCAAATCCAGCTGCTTTTGCAACACCTCTCTCACTTAATAATTCCTTCTCAAATGCATTAAGCTTGCCTCCGCCATCTTTCTTGGCTTTAGCTTTAAGATACTCCTCATAGACCTTCTTATAAAGATGGGATGCAACGAAACTGTGCATATCTCCTCCTTCCATTATCAACTTCACCATGTTAGGCTCCATTGATTTATTAGCTAGAATAACTGTCTCCTGACCACTGTAATCTGCGTTCACTATTTTATACCCGATCGGGGCTGTGAAACACTCTCGATACCTTGGATCTGATGGTATATTCTGTAAATTAGGTGCACTACTACTCATACGACCCGTATTAATGATCTGATTGTAACTACTATGTAGTCTACCAGTCACTGGGTTGACATGCTTAAAGAACTTGATACCAAAGGTTGTAACTCTTTGCTCATATTCTTTAAATGCAATATACTCCTTTATAAACTGCTTATGCAATGGATCAGCTTCTTTATTAGTTGTTAATAAGGATACTTTCAATACTTTAGCCTCTACAGTGTAAGCCATCTTCTTGGTTGTCTTACTCTTAGCCTTAGGACATACCCCTAATGATCTAAATAGTGAGATAACTTGCTTTGGACTCGACCAGCTTATAGACACTTTTTGAGATGTGTCAAACATATCAGCTTGCTTCTCTATAAACTCAGTGATATTGTTATTGAATATAAAATCATTAAGCGGTTGCTTCCTAACTTCATACTCTAACAGGTTAAGGGTATACAAATGTTCCCACTTACTTTTATCAAAGAATAATCCTCGATACTCCATATCACCTAATACTTTAACCATTTGATGCTCTAAATCAACTAATCTTTGCTTTTCTCTTGCTTTTATCTCAATCTCTTGCTTAGCATTAATTAGCATTGGTAAAATAACATCATAGGCACCATATATAATTTCGTCCTTAGAAAACTTCTTATCACCTATCTCTAGGAAGCGCATACGAATAGTCTTATCCGCCTCATAGTTCAAGTAACGCTTTGCTAGGGCCTTTAAACTGTATGAATTGTATAATCCATTGTACAGGCATTTCTCTTGAATCAAAGTATCTTTAATCTTATCTAGTAATATACCATGGTTATGGCGTAAGAACTTGTATTCAAACTTTAGATTCTGACCTATAATAGTCCTACCCTCTAAATAAGGGATAATTCCGGTTATGTCAACCACTCTTGTGTCAATTACAAACTGACGGAATTGATCTCCAAATTGGAACATTATGAGCTCATGTTGGTGAGGGTCTAATCCTCTTGTCTCAATATCTACTGCAATCTCTGTTTGATTATACTTCAACCATTCAATAGCTTTGCTTAGTCCTCTTTGGTAATCTATAAATGTTACGTTTAACTCTATTCCATTACTCTCCTCTACATCATCTAACGTAAAAGTTGTCTGCCTTTTAACATCAAACTCTAAACTAGTCTGACTCATCTTGCCTATCCAGCAATACGTTGTTCAGCGTAACAATGAACAATGCTTTAATCTGGTCTTTACCCCAGCTTGGTTTAGAGTCAAGCTCCTTAAAGAAGGCTTCTCTAAACTTAATCATGAACTTTCTCATCTACTTAAAAATTTAACAAGGGGGCTTTTACACCCCCTTAAGGTTTACCTAAAGATCATATCAACCATGGCAATTTTAGAGGCATCATCCATCTCTGTGATGTTGATAGGCTCATTCCATAATTTCAATGTTCGCTTAGTTGCTTTCTTCACCGGGGTACGTTTGGTGTTAATCATGATACCCTTTGGTGATTGTGTAATGAAACAAGGAACAGAGTCTCTAATTGACTTGTTATCCTTCATCCCGTAGTACTGATACTGTGCTGCCCCGTAAGTTGTACGGTGTTGCCCTGCACTTAGTGTCAATGCTGCGTGAATGTTTGTTGGAAATTCCTTTACATTACTAATAATCGTTTTTCTCAGCGTTTCTTGCTTTGCCATGGTGTTAATCGTTTAAAAATGAATAAATCTTGTTTGCAATCTTAGAGTTCTTACCCTTAGTTGCTACTGCTGCAGTTACTGCATGCTGGAGTTGATCAATTTGGTCATTGATAGAATCTACATGCCCATCAATTTCCTTGTTCAAATCCTCATAAGATACAGCCATCCCAATGAATACTTTATTAAGTTTTTCTGCTTTCTCATTTGCTTTAGCTAAAGCTAATACCGGTGTGGTTTTTGTTAAAATTCCCATATTATTGTTTTATGGTTTTAATAATTTTGTCCGCATCTACTACTAGCCTAGTATCTCCTAAATCGAGAACTAATGAGCCGGGATGCTTACGAACAACTGTTCCCTTTACTGTTTTGCCGTAGGTTCTAGCCACAACTTCATCCCCGATCTGGGCATCTTGATATGCCTTCATACTTGGGCGTTTACGTTTTGGTTTACTTACTACTTTCGTCATTTATTAATTATTTAAAGTTAGTTATTAAAAATCATCTACCCGGTTCTATATGTCCAAGATGGAAACTCTTATTGGTACAGGGAAGCGTGAGGCGGTTTTATCCTCGCATATCTTAAAGATAATTTTATAGTGCAACGTCTAGATTCGAACTAGAATTACTTTCCTCACCAAGAAACAACAACATACCCTTACCACTCGAACGAGGGTAGGAATACATACATCACTACTAGCTATGAACTTGTAGGATAGATTCTATTCTATGAGTAGGTAGTTTTGCCATTTAAACTACGTTACGCTCTGACTCATTACGTACTAAGTCAGAGGATTTAAAGGAGTGACCTCATTCATCTTAAAAGACGAATGCAACTCATCAATTCTTGCGAACTCCTTTAGGTCGTTAGGCTCTAATGTGGTTAAAAATACATTAAGCGGTAATTCTTTAGGTGTTTGTGTCATCTTCTTTGGTTTTAAGTTCATTTAATATAGATAATATTACTGATACTCTCTCCTCTTCTGCAGGACTCCATGTGTCCACCTCTTTGAGGTTAGCAATCATTCTTTGCTTATGCTCCTCGGTAATACGAGGTAGAGGCCTTGTTGAATTTAGTAGGAACATCTCCTGGTTCCTTAATTCTAATAATCTTAATGGGTCTTTCATTTGTTTTGTTTTAGTTGTTAAATTAAATTACCCTACTGTTAGTAGATTTTAGACTGGGTTTGTTCCCCCAGACCTGTTACGATGCATCGTAGAGCAGGCATCATATCTGAGTCCTAGACGCCGTTACCGCTTTGATTAACCGGGCGATATTATCTAGTGCCTTTCAACTCGCATTTGAGTCTTCAGAAAGGTAGGGTAATTATGTTGTAATTAGTGGCAAGGTTTGGATTCGAACCAAACTCTGGCTCCTCATTACTGGAAGCGTAAGTGTTGTAGCCGCCTAACTGCTACAGCTAACTTGCCTTATATTGTGCGTGGAGCAGGACTCGAACCTGCAAGACCTAGTGCCATATATCTAGGATGGCACATCAACGGCCAGGGCTCTTAACCCCAAGGACATCTTCAAACGATATTGTGTATACCAATTCCACCATCCACGCATTTTATTATTAGAACAAGGGGCGGAAGTCGAGTCCGCTTCGTGTGCACTTGCTTTAGCTTATAAGCTACCCTTGTATTGTATGTAGAAGCCGGACTCGAACCGGCGCTTCCCCTGGAAACGAGGTGTAAGACGGGACTTACGAAGTCCCCGCTCTATCCAGCTGAGCTATTCTACAAGTCTTTATAACTTATCTACCTCTGCTGCAATTACAGCAGTGTCTTGGCTTCCACCAACTAGGTCATCTAATTTCTCTAAAGATTCACCTATTCTATCTGCTACTCCTTTTGCTCCACCATATGTGGTTGCACTCTTGAAGTTTGTTATTTCTCTTTCAAAGTAATTACACATTGAGTCTAAGAATAGTTTGTCCTCAACTGATAGTAATTCATTTGCTTGTTTCTCATCTTCAAAATCTGATAATGCCATTTTATATAATTTAATTGTTAATATTCTGTTTAAAAAATGCACCTCTCCGTTCAATATCCTTCGGAGGAGAGGTGCTTCTGATGTGTGTATAGCTTTCAGGGAACTGAAGCTAAGGCTGTTTATAAACGAGTGAGGTTGCCGCTTCTCTAATGGGCCGTATACGTAGTTTCCTCGTACATACTGTGTAACTACAAAACCGCTCCTATGTTTATGGAGGCCCATCCCGGATTCGAACCGGGGATCTCTCGTGTCATATATAGTTAAACCTGGCTATACCACTGATAATACTAATGCTTAAGCTATGACTCAACAAAAAAGCTAATTACCTAGAATGGGTAATGCTAATGTTCATGCTAAAGCTATTAGTCAATTGTTACTGGCCGTCAAAAATGTAGCCAAATATCTTATCTCCTGTTAAATTAGATGGAATTGCCTCTACGTTATTACACACTTTAAGAGCCTCTAAGACACCTATTGATAATGCATGCTTACGTCTGGCTGCCTCAGCTCTTTTACGCTGTGTCCATTGCCCTGAGAACCTCTGATGAGTATAATCACCTAATACTACAGTAGTTGTTTTCTGTGCAACAACTGCATTGTAATTAGGAGAGTCTTCACTCACATTAGGGTCTTTAAGGATGTAATCCTCTTTAACAGTAGTGTTGTTTGTTCCTTCTTGTAATGGGCTTTCATATACACCTCGTCCGGCATATAGCTCACTCTCTGATTTATCCCACTCTTCCGCATCACTACGAACCGGGATTGCTGCAATAACTTGACCAATACCTGAGTTCTCAAGTAATGATTTAAGTCTTAGCAATTCTAAAGATGAGTAATCACCCCATGATTTACCCTCTACGATCAACTCAGCACGTGCAATACCTGCTGCATTAGTTGCTTCTTGAGAGAATAAAGCATCAATGTACTCCTTAGTTGATTCAATGAACCAATTAATCTTCTCTTTCACTGTTGTTTGTATGATGATGTTACCTCTCATTCGTGGTTCATCAACTGTACCTTCTTTAGGTGAGTATGTTCTCTTCTCTCCTAAGAAAGCTCCTTGATTCTTAGTGAAGAATCTACCATAATCTTGAATTCCTGCTTTAAAGGCTTTACCTAAAGCATCTGTTACTGCTAATAATACGTTTAATTTCATGCTAATAATTTATAATGTTAATTACTTAATACCCCCAGCCTAATGACCTAGATATATTATTTTTTCGTTCGTTTGTCATCTGGTCGAACCTACCACGTGATGTTCTAAGAGTAGGTGGTGTTTCATTCCAACGTTTCTCTGCATCTATTTCACATCTAAGATGTTTTATCTCAATTTCTAATGCTTTACTCATCTCATTATAGTTTGATTGCAGTTAGACCCCAATTTATGGGGTTTAAGTACTGTTAATGTATAATAAATAGTTGATAGGACCAAATAGCCGTGTGCTGATATTACGAGGATGCGATCCTCCAACCTATCATCCTTGATGGTCTCTCACCTCTCGCTAAACGGCACATATAGCCGTATACACTAACTTGATAACTATTTATTGGTATGCTATTTTATATGTTACCATACATATAATTTTATTTATATATACCATAAGGCTACCTCACACCGCTAAGTGCAAGGCGCCACATGGCATAAACAAAACAAAACCAAATTCTTTAAGGTAAATCCATATAGTCCTCAACAAAGAAGTCCATAATTAATAACAATACTTCTAAATTAGGTACTATAATAGTTGACCTGATTGTTTTACCCTTCTTTGAAGCCCTAATTAACCTACATTTACCAGTAGTCTGATCCCAGTCTAGTGATACAGTAGATGTTAACTCCTTTGTGATTATCTTATATGGATAACCATGTTCTTCAAAGAATACATCGTCATTCTCCACTATAACCTCAAAACCAAGATTTAATATATCTTGGTATTTGATAGTTTTAAGTGGGTATGCGTGTTCTAATACTTTCATAAAGCAGCTGATGTGGCTACAGCTGCTGCAGTTAGAGTCCATAGTATGATGAAACTTACTAAGGATACTACTAAACCAGCAATTGCTAGTCCTTTAGGCTTATTCTTCAAGCCTACTGCTGAGAATATTAACCCTAATACCCAGATAATCCATCCAAAGAATGGGATCCATCCAAAAAATACTCCTACTATTGCTAGTACAAACCCTGTTGTACCTAAACCGTTTGTTTGTTTTACTTGTACTTCCATAATTTCTTATATTTTACTAATTAGTGAATGAGAATTTTCCACCACCTTCTGATGTGAAGGCAATTTGAAGATGCTCCATTTGTGCTTTTGCCAAGGCTAATTCAACCACTGCCTTAAGAAACTCTGCTCCTCCAGTCTTTTGTGGTTGCTTAATAATGTCTTGGTACTTCTTCTCAGCTGTATCGATTGAATCCAATGCTGATACGTAAGCCTTCATAAATAAAGACTTTACTGGTTTACTGATTGATTGTTTTAATGCCATGTTTAAATGATTTAAGTATTAATAATTGATTTATTTTATTCATGAGGTCCTCATCCTCTATTGGTTCTCGCTTAGTCGAGGCAATTCCTGTCATTTCATACACCTTATCCTCTAATGGATCATAAGGCATTGGTATGAAGTTATCAAGAAATACACCTGAATCTAATTCAACACCAAGGAGCATATGTGAATTTGGGTCTTCCACTCTAATTGTTAGAGGGCTAATTATATAACCTACATAAACACCACTCTCTTTGAATGTTACTTCTGACAATGCATCTTTATTAAAGATTGCAGTGCTTGTACATATTAAATTGAACATATTTAGTATATTATAGTTAATATTGCAGTACAGGCAGGATTCGAACCGGCTCAATGCTGTTTACTGTAAGCGTAAGAGCATGTCTACACACTCCCATGAGTGCAGCTCTACCGTTTGAGCTACTGTACTATTTGTAATGCAGGTTGGACTCGAACCAACGCAATTCTTGCGGGAAGTGCAGAGAATCCTGTAACGAGGCGTCTCTGGCCCCCGCTCTACCAACTGAGCTACTGCATAATGTAACTGAAGACTACTTATCTTCAGTTGTATCACTCTCTTCCTCTTCCTCTTCTTCAGAAGCCTCATGGTCATGGTAATTCTCATAATTACAATTTCCACATTTGTACTTGAAGACAGTTTTGTTTCTATCTCTGATCTTAGATGCTATACTTGCAATAAAGATAATAATTATCAATATTCCAGGTATCATTGTAAAACCTGTTATAGATGCTACAACTGCTAATATTGCTGCAGCAAGAAATGCTACTGCGATTGGGCTGTTATCATACCAATCTAATTTGTAACTGTATTCGCCACAGTTTGGGCATTGATGCATTGTTGCATGGTCACTGTCTGGTTGTTCACCTTTGTAATTTGCCATTTGTTCTAGTTTAAATTAAGTTTATATTGTGGGAGAGAAAGGACTCGAACCTCTGTATCACCGCCTCACCGGCAGCTGCTGTACCATCTTAGCTACACACCCAAAGCATATCATCTTAGAAGACGTGAGTCCTCTGAGATGTTATACTATATCTGGTATTTCTACCAATTACTTTATAGGAATACTTATATCTACTCCATCTACTGATGGTTAGATGATGTGGTGTTCCCTTATTTAATACAACTCTCCCAAGAGAAATGTATTTACCATTGCTGTCAAAGAATAACTCAATAACTACATCTGTCTGGAGATTGCTAGTAAATATAAGTACCTCTTTATCTTGCCCCCAACCTGTAAATACAAAGAAGTTTAGGAGCATTGTTATTAGTAGTGCTTTCATTGAAATAAAGTAGCTGTTAATTCCTTACTAAATTTATTTTGCATTGAGAATGCTTCCATTTCCCACGGTCTTTGTGTGTATGGTGGTATGTTATCAATAGTATAGAATTTCCTTAACCATCTGACTCGCCCATCCCTTACTGAAAGTTTACCTGTTTCATATTGCCTAATGTGTATTAACTCATGTGCTAGTACCTTTACCATCTCACGCCTATCCATATGTGTAACGTAAAGTACATACATACCCTTACTACCGTATACAAATGCCTTAACGTCAAACTCTTTGTCTTTATCCATTAATGTGGCGCTCTTTAAGTACCTAACGTTAATACCAATAGGGTTTAAATCAAGTCTTTGCAATCCAACACGTAATATAGTGTCAATATATGACATATCAGTGTTGTTTCTAATCTTGATTTCAGATTGTGGTAGTTCTATCCTATTGAAATATTCCTCCTTAACTGTTAGTAAGTAAGTTACTATCCCAATTAATACACCAAGAGCGATGATTAATGCTATTATCGCATTTTTATTATGCTTCATAGTTATTTATTTAATTATTAAAAGTCTTCATCTCTTGTATGAATGTTTGGATCCTTAATTTCAGTCACTATAATAGTTACTATTGCACCTATTATTGCTCCGATTACTGCTAATATAATTGTTATTGCTAAAGTCATTGTTAAAGTTTCTCTCCGGTTACCAACGCAGTTGCTACTACTGCTGGGAACCATGTTATTAATATTAATAGATAGAACGCATAAAATCCGGTTATGAAGTATAATAGATGTGGCACACCTATCCAGAATGCCACAAATATTATATCATTTTTTACATCTTTAATCGTCATCTTCTTTTACTACTTCTAACTTCGTTAATTTAAAGTTATTAGCAACCCAAGAAGAAGAGTGATGCCCTACTGGCATTAATGGAGAACTGGTTACTATCAATGTACCAGTAAACTCATCATCAGTTGGCAGCTTAGTTTCAGTTACTATAACTGTGCTAACTTCTGACTGTACTAAGTCTCCTCTCTTAAATTGGATACCTAGTACAAGATCATGTACTGATTGTGCACCATGACCAGATCTGAATTTTCCTTTCTTTGTGAATGTAATTGGTTGACCCAACTTACGTACTCCAATTATAGGAAATTCTGTGTGAAATTCTGATGGCAATACTGCCACTATTGTTATTTCATTTCCATCGTTGTTTAGGTATCTATCACCTGCTTTAATTTTTCTTAACATATTATTGTTTTATAATTGAATTAATCTTACTAATCTTACTTGAAATCTATATGCTTCATCAGCTGTATACAGATAATTATTGAATATATCTGCATTATCTCCCTTTGTATTATAACCTACCACTAACTTCTGTGCTTCTTCAAAAGATTGGAAAAATGATGCTTCTTCAAAAGAGTGCACAGTTGTATACTGTACACTCTCTTCGTCTTCATCCCAAAGCATTGCAGCACGACGTGCTAAATAAATATTAGCACTCTTACGTCTTATTACATACTTGTAAATTATCTGCATGGATTAATTGGCCATTCCTTATTACTGTAAGCTAAGTTTGGATCTGATGTGAACCTATCTATAGCCCAGTTTCTAGCATGCTCACCTACTCTGTAGTTGTTATGTGCTGAAGCTGTTACAACTCCTTCAAATACTACTGACTCAATGCCTGTGCATTCAGTAACTATCATAGTAAAGGGTTTGTGCAAACTATAAATTGTTTGACCTCTTGTAAATGGAACAGTTAACTCTTCAAGATCAAATGTGCACTCAATGTCTGGATCATACTTACCTGCGGGTGTGTATTCCTCGATCTTCTTATTATCCACAACACCTATAACACAGTATTTAACTCTTATAGGTAGTATATGGATTATTTTAACACTGTTTCCTCTTTTATTCTTATAGGTCTTACCTACTTCATATGTTTTTTGCATAATATTGTTTTATTTATTAATAAAACTCTCGTTACCACCATAGAGAGGGAAGCATGTCATTTACGTGGTACCACAAAGGGCTGACAATGCTGTTAGCATTACTATTGCTCAATCTTTAAGTACCGTGTTACAGCCTTATATAATTCTATTACATTGGTACTAATCGTCTTATCGTTTGATCTAGATCTCTCTATTTCAAAGGTTGTTGCGATTGCACCTCTGTATACATCGTTTGTTGCTACATTAAATAATGAAGCAAGTATACGCAGCTCTAGTTCTGAATTTATATCTATCTCTAACTTGATAGGATTAAATTTCTCAGCTTTTCTTCCTGTGCTTATGGTCATCATATATCCTCACTTTTATTTGCGAATCTCCATAGACCATCACCCATTGCGACTAGTATAACTTCTTCATCAAGAAATATTTTAAGGACTACTTTACCACCTCCTGGTGTATCTCCAAAGAGAACTATAAACTTATCTGTTTTCCTATCTAAATGTAGGTTACTGAAATGTAAGTTCTCACCATTATCAACTAGGAAGTCTACTACAACTTGTGCGTTGTCTGTAGTACCTGTGAATGTGAAAGTTGTTCTTTCATACTGTGGTCTAGAGAAATATGAGAATTCTTTTCCTTCAAATACTGCTTGTGATATGTAAGTAAGATGTAATACTGACTCATCTTGAGCGAATACCTTTGTACTCAAGCTCATAAATACGATTATTATTAATAAATACTTTTTCATGGTTGTTTTGTTTAATTGTTTATATTATTTATTTTCATATTGCCATAATACTGCATTACAATATGCATGCACTGCTCCTTCAGTCATACCTGAAGAGTGGTCATGTTGTAAATGTATTGGATATCTAAGGAAATTAGGTGGAAAGAACTTCCAATTGATTTGCTTATTTATAATACGTTTAGGTGGGTCTTTAAATAAAGATTCTTTACAATATATACAAATACCTTCTTGTTCTTTAATATATTGCTCTCTAACCTCCTTACGCTCTGTCCAGTGAAGGACAGTGTAATTAACAGGTAAATTATACATAGTTTAATTGTTAATACTTATTTAAAATATATAACAGCAGTAGAGCTTTCACTTGGATTAGCTTCTTTAACCTCCTTACCACGGAGGGGCTCACTGCTGTTAAGTTGTTACTACATATTGAAATACCTAGACTTTGACCATGAGGTCATGTATGTACCTACTGGTCTTCCGGAAGTCTTTGGTGTTTCAAGAATTACTCCTTCAAATGTTGAGCTATCTTGGTCAGCATTCCTAGTAATTAGTACTATCAATCTGTTACCTTCTCTTATATTATCAAGACAAACCTTATCACCTTGATTAAAGTGCTTAGGTAATTTGATGTCATATACTGAGCAACTCTCCGTTGATAGGAAATGTCCTTGATTTGAGTATCTAATGATCTCTTTATCATTTAATACTCCTACAATAGGGTAAGCTACATTGTGTTTTGTCACAATATGAATTATTTTAATTGTTTGCCCTACACTGTTTTGGTATGATTTACCTACTTCAAATTTACTCATTGTCTATTGGGTTTAATTCCGCATAGCGGGTTTGGATTATGGCTTTTAGCCTAATAAATTTATTTGATGTTTGATTAGACCTAGGTCCTTGCTTGTATGTGTCCAATGACTTTTCCCATACTTTATTAAACTCTAATTCCGTCTTTGCTTTAAAGGCTTCATCTTCGAGCTTATCCATCTTCTTATAGAACTTATCATGCTCTTCTTGTGATTGCTTTGATAGTATGACTAAAGCGTAAGTCATTGCGCTAAACAATAGTAATAGCACGACTGATGTTACAATACTACTCATTTCTTGATTATGTTTTAATTATTAATAACATGAAGCCATACTACCATATGCGTAGTACAGCCTCATTACTTGTATCTCTTAGTTAGGAGGAGTATTAATATACATACCTTCTCTTAATGAAGCTACTTTAGTTAGAGCTTCTAGCTCTATGATACTAAATGCAGCACTTCTTGGTTCATATGATACCCCTGAATCAAGTACATATACATTACCATGCTCGTTTAATACATTCAATGCCCCACTAAATGATGACACTGGGTTATTAAAGGCTTGGTACCCAAGGGTTGCTGCTATTCCTATCATAAATACTAGTAAATACAATGCTGGTTGTTTTAAATCTTTCATAATTATATATTTAGTTGTTATTTTCTCTTAAAGCCTCTTTCTAAGCAAGAGGCAGGCTTTATAGTTTACCTCAGAGTCTCCAGGTTATTAAACCCTTGTAGGCGTGACATGACGCCTCGTTGTTCATTATACTATGTATAACTACACTCTGAGCATACCAATCGGGGAATTGAACCCCGGACCCCTCACGACTACATCCAAATGACTTAGCTTTCATCATTGACTGCTTCAGGACATTATACTGCAGGTATATCCTACTAGTGTGAGCGCTCTAACCATCTGAGCTAATCGGTAATTTTAATCAGTCCGTAGACTGTAGTTGATCAGTATAGTAGGATGAGCGTATCTTATCCGCTAACGGCATCTAACCCTGTCCCCTACTATACTGTTATTCTCAAATGCCGAGGCGGATTCAAACCCACTACACCTCATTAGGCTCGACACTTGTATATTTGGAGTCAAGTTAAGGTGTTGCCTTGCTTAACTCCTGTAACATTTGCTGTGTTAGCTGTTACCACTAACCTTATGGATTAATCACTTACCTTCTTTAGTGCTATAGAACACTCACCCGTAGGGCTACATATTAATAGTAGTCTCCAGTAATCACCTGGCACGTATCTTCACAGTAAATACAACTGTATTACTTTGTACTATTATGCTTAGGAAACAAGTCTGATTAATAGTACATTATAGGTTGAGCACAACCATTCTTGAGGATCTTAACCTCTTGTGCAGTCTAATTTTCCTTTTAAACCATCAATTGATAGTACCTGCCGTTGTGGTATAATACCTTGCGTTAAATGATTAAAAACAAGGTATTATTGAACATTACGAGTTAAATAGCTCGTGCTATTATGTTGTAAGAGTGTAAATTTGTGTTGATTTGTACAACTATTTACACAATAATGTATAAAAGCCCTATCACCCATTATGAATGATAAGGCTATTATATCTGTTACTTTAATGATGCTAAGAAAGCTGATGCTGCATCTGCATCTGCTTTGACAACTTCAGAGGCTGACGGTAACGCCAAGTTCCAATGGTTGTTAACACCTGATGCTACCTCAGACGCTAATGCCTCTAACATAACAGTGTCACCTATCTCTGCTACACCGTTGTAGGCTGAGTGGGTGTTTTGGTAAGCGATGCCGGTCATAAGACCATTATCATTTCTTGCATGGATAAATCCATAACTTTTACCATTGCTGTTAGACTTACTAACAACCTCTATACTTTCAATTGTAGCCTCTACTTGGGCTACAGCTTCTACCAAGTTGGTAGATTTGTTCAATCTTGTTGTGAACTTCATACTTGAATATTTTAAATGATTAATAATTTATGCAGATTAAGCACTGCAAGCAATGAGTAAATAAGATGTATCCGGACACAGCGAGCGAAGCGAGCGATAGATATATAATTCTCTAAACCGTCACCATCTAATGATTAGAGAGTTCATACTCAGATTACCAGGTATAGCGTGTCGACCCGCCCTTGCAAGTAATACCTGGTAACCATTGTATAGGATTTTTGTGGGTTGATTGTAGACAGTGATCCTATGTACCTACAATAATGTCATGAAGCTATGCTTGCCTCACTCCCTCCCTTAGTTAATGAACGAGCATTTGCACTTAGCTCTTCGTTGTGTTAATTGGACCAGTACTAACCAACGTAGTTCTGCTGTTAACTTCCATACTCATTCGATAAGCAGTCCATACTTAAATCGATAAAGAGTCAAGAGATCATGTACTTATAGCTTAATTGCTATGTACACCCTCTCACTCCAATGAATAAATAAGATGTATGTGGACAAGAGGAACGAAGTGACTACCAAACCCTTGCGGGCCTTAGCACCCTATGATAGGGATGCTAAGAATGCTGCTGCAGCTTGCTTTGCCGCGTCAGTTACCGCTGTTGCTTGAGGCAGTGCGAGTTGCCACTTGTTATTAGATCCAGCCGCAACGTCGCTGGCTAGAGCTTCCAACATGATTGTCGTACCAGTTGCAATGTTACCGTGCACATCAGCAGTCGCCTTGTAGGCGATTCCTGTTAATAGCGCGCCATCCTCCGTACGACCGTGTACGAACCCATAAGGCTTCTGGTTACTGTTTAATCTTGATGTAGTCTCAATCGTTTCTACTGTCACGCTCTCCTGAGCAATTGCTTCCACCAAGTTGGTGGACTTGTTAAGTCTGCTAATGAATTTCATAATGTATATGTTTTAATGTTCAATGAGTAAATAGGTTGTACGCAGACACAGCTAGCGTAGCTAGCCCACACACCCATGAGGGCGCTAGAGCACTACTTGCGTAGTGCCTTAATCCTTGCGGTCTGCTTATCGATGTTGAATCCGTCCATGTTAGTGCGCACAGAGTGCACATTTCCATATCGGTCCGTGTAGTGAGCGTAGTTCCCAGTTGATAACGTTTTGTGTAGGCCCACCGGCTTAATTGAGTTATTCATGTTACATGTTTTAATGTTCAATGAATAAATACGATTCACGAGGACAACACGAGCGAAGCGAGTATCTTTGCCGGGGGTAGTTCCCCTTTTCGAAGTGGACCGGGCCGCTTCCGTTTAATAGTCTCTCCTCACAAGGATGTTCTAAAAATTTTCCAAAAAATTATTTTTATGTCGTTCATAGTTTTAGATGTGTCGTTCAGCAGACGTTTTGTGTCATTCATCGTATTTATGGGTAATTGATTTAGATGTTGTTTGTCGAAGGTCTGTGTCGTTCATAGGTGTTTTTATGTCGTTCGTCGATAAAATCATGTTGTTTGTCGAAAAAACTTGACTTTTGTAAAATAATGTTGTATATTAGGAGTGGAACGTTTAAAGAGAAAAGTGTAAGAGGGGGGAGGCAATGAGTACAGTGAGAGCAATGAGAAGAATACTAGTAATGCTAGCAGTGCTAGCAATGGTAACCATACCCACAGGATGTGGAGAGTTACAAGGAGTGACAGGTAACCAGGTGTATACTATTTATAGGGTGGGTAACCCTTATAGCTATTTACCGGGTAGTGAATATAGACCTATGTATTACAATAGGGGTAATGTTTATGGTGCTTATAGAATAGCTTCTAAACCTAAGAGGGAAAAGAGGACGTACAATGCCTCTAGGAGGTCATATAAGCCTGCTGAGAGCAGTTCTAGAAGAAGGACAGCAACTAATAGAGATAGAAGTAAGCAATGAGTTACGCGGACTATAAGGAGTATTTGGAGGAGGAGTTGAAGTACACTGTTGTACAACAAAATGGTAATACTGTGATAGCTGAGAACTCAGTTGATAGTAAAAGGAGAATGAGTGATCTTCTTAACTGGATGTTGGGGGCAGATGGATTGAAGATTAAGGAGATTGATAATAGTAACTTTTACGGATTGCTATTAAGGTCTACCGCTTCTGCAAATGAAACTATAAGTTATTTAGATGAATCACCGGTGTGTAGTAGAGATGATACAGGGATAACTCAATTTAATAACTCTGCTAGGATTTATGCAATGTATATCATGCCTAATGATATGAAGTTAGTTGTTGGTGTATCAGAGAGTTACACTTAGGCTTATAAAAATAAGTATAGTTTCATTAGGATAGGTCAATTTAATGTTGTATATTAAGGAGTATAAAAGAAATAAAATGATTAATAGTTTAACAAAAGGAGGAATAAAAAGTATCTGTAGATCAACGTATAATTACGTGATTAGTATGGGCGATTTTGCGTGGGCCTCTAAATACGCTAACACATGAAGTAAGTAGGAATTGAATTATTTGAATAACAAGGAGTCCTCTTACATGTGTAGTAAGAGGACTTTTTTTATGGGGTTTTGGCAGAGCGGCAGATGCACTTCCCTTGCACGGAAGACTAGAGGGTTTCGATTACCCTAGGCTCCACATAATTATTAATAACAACAAACATGATTACATCTATTAAACATAAGAAGAAAAACTATTAAGCACTCGGTGTATACGGAGGGCTTAGCGACGCCCTCGTAGCTTAATGGTAAAGCTTCTGACTTTTAATCAGATGATCGCCGGATCAGTACCGGCCGGGGGTACAAGTAAATTGGGATATGGCCAAACTGGTTAAGGCACCTCGCTGATACCGAGACGATTATAGGTTCAACTCCTATTATCCCAACAAGATTAATTAATTACGTCTGTGTAGACCACTTGTGAAGTTTTAAAGTAACTAACAGACAAACGCGAATGAAGTAACAGTGGAGTTACGCCAGCCTTCCAAGCTGGACCTGGCGAGTTCGAACCTCGTCATTCGCTCTAGCGATGTGGTGTAATAATACAACATACCCGCTCTCATAAGCGGGAGCCTTCCGGTTGGAATCCGGTCATCGCAACCAATATGGTAAAAAATTGCGCATTAGTGAAGAGGCCCATCACAGCAGGCTCATAACCTGAAGATCACCAGTTCGAATCTGGTATGCGCTACAAGAGGGTTTTAGTATTTTACCTTACGAGGAAATTAAAATACAAACTAGTCTGGAGGTGTTATAGGAAACATGCTGGCTTGTCACGCCGGAGATTGCGAGTTCGACTCTCGTGCAGACTGCTTAATGCCTTTATAGTTCAGTACGGTTAGAACGTCTCCCTTGTAAGGAGGATGTCGTGGGTTCAAATCCTACTAAAGGCTCCATGCTTCTTTAACTCAGTGGTTCAGAGTGTTTCCCTTACACGGAAGAGGTCATAGGTTCGAATCCTATAAGAAGCTCATAAGTGCCTCGGGTTACTAGGTGAAGTTGTACCTGCCCCTTAGATAAGGGAAAAACCTTTACAGCAACAACCACGAGCAGGAATGCACTGCCTGCTTATGGGTTTATAGTTCAACGGACAGAACCACGGTTTTCTAAGCCGTTAATCTGGGTTCGAATCCCGGTAGACCCTCAAGTATATCGCCTCTTAGCTCAGCTGGTTGGAAGCACCGCACTCATAATGCGAAGGTCGAGAGTTCGAGTCTCTCAGAGGCAACTAGTTATATTCATTAGATGTAGTAAAGTTTTTGAGAAATTGCTTGGTAGTCTAATTTATTTATTGTATATTAAGGACATAAATAATTTAATTTAAAACAATAAGTAAGATGAACAGTAAGAGTAAAAGAAAAAGAAAGACAGTACCAGTAGGTGACTATGATAAGCTTAGACACGAGCTAACAGCCTTAGAGCTATCATACAGCAACTTAAATACTGCAAAGAAGGAACAAGTGATCAAAATGCATAACGACTGTATAGGGGCTTCTAAAGAAGCTTTAGACAAGGCATTAGCAGAAGTACGTGCTTTTAATAGCCTACCCTGGTGGAGTAAATTATTAATGTTCAATAAAACATTTCACGTGTAATGGGAGGAAATAAAAAGAATACAAGACTGGACATCGTAAAGGATTTGAAAGATCCGGAAGTAGAGAATTGTGAAGACACAAGGCAAGCAGAAATGCATGAGGAAATTCTTGAGGAAATGCAAGAAATAATTGAGGGACAAGAGACTCCGATAGGAAATGCTAATCCAGATTTCATAATTGAAGCATCTGATATGACAAAGTTAATCAGATTATTCAACGGAATCGCTGAGGCTGAGGCAATTGAGTTAATTGCACCAGATGTACCAAGAGCTAAGCTGATGACAGCTTTACAAGAATATTTAAAACCTAGCGTATAAACGCTTTAATATAAAAAAGATGAGTAATTTTAACCCTAATAGTAATTGTTATTTCTGGTCGTATTTCGACCACAGGGTTATTATTGTCTAAAAAGTAATTTTTCTTTTTTTCAACAAACCCCCTGTGTAGTCAATATGCAGGGGTTTTTTTATTGGGAGCATTCAGGATAATGGCCGCGGTTGTAACCCGCTAGCCCGGGGGTTCGAGTCCCTCTGTTCCCACACACGGAAGGTGAAGCAGTGTCATGGAGATGCGACTGGCTTTGAACACCAGGTTAGGTAACACTACGGGGATCGGGTCCTCCTCCTTCCGCACAAGACTTGGTAGCTCAGTGGTAGAGCAGGGTGCTGTTAACACTCAGGTCGTGGGTTCGAATCCCACCCTTGTCTCAATATAACTTGTATGAAAAGTAACGCGTAAAGGGCCTTATATGGCCCTAGTGAAGCTTATTTCATACACAAGATGCGCTTAAGACCCTCTGGGAAGGGTACTGGCTTCCAAACCCAGTAGTTGTGAGTTCGAATCTTACTAGGCGTGCAATTGGCTTGATTACCAACGTGGTCAAGGTGCTGGCGTGAAGTCCCAGAAATGAAGGTTCGATTCCTTCTCAAGCCACAATATAGAAGATGAACCGGACAGGCGTAGCCGGAGCTCCCTGCTAAGGAGTGTGAGGTGAAAGAACCTTGGGGATCGATACCTCCTTCTTCTGCCATGACGCTATGTCCGATAGGTAAGGTGAAGGTTTGCAAAGCCGGTTCATGTGGGTTCGAGTCCCTCTAGCGTCTCTTTTATACAAATAAGTATAGCTTTATTAGGATATATGAATTAAATGTTGTATATTAATGCTATTAATATTATAATTATGAACACAAGTTTACTACATACACGTTTAGAGTTACAACCGGAACAGCATTCTGCTCTCGGAGGGATTCTCATTGTGTAATTTGTAGTAATACATATACATCTAAAGAAGAAGCCTTCCATTAATTTGGAGGGCTTTTTTTATTTCGAGGAGTGACAAAATTGGTTACGAGCCCGCTTTGGAAGCGGGAGACTGTAGGTTCGAGTCCTACCTCTTCGACAATACGTCGCGGTCGTCTAACGGTACAGGACCTTAGGTTTTCAACCTAAAAACCGGAGTTCGATTCTCCGTCGCGATACGTTGGAGACTGTTACTAATTCATAGGACGTTAGAATACCGGACGCGTAGAATTAGATTTTGAGATATAGTGTAATGGTAACACATTTGGTTTTGAGCCAAACATTCTGAGTTCGAGTCTCGGTATCTCAACAAACATGGTGTTTGTGGACAAGTGGTTAAGTCGTCTGACTGTGAATCAGATCATCGTGGGTTCGATCCCCACCCTACACCCAAATGCCTGGGTAGCCCAATTGGTAGAGGCGATGGTTTTAGAAGCCATACAGTGTGAGTTCGAATCTCACTCCAGGTACAACACGCACCAGTAGCCCAACTGGAAGAGGCATCAGACTTAAACCCTGTTCAGTGACAGTTCGAATCTGTCTTGGTGTACATAAGTCTCTGTAGTTCAATGGATAGAACTCTAGGCTACGAACTTAGAAATACGTGTTCGAATCATGTCAGAGACTCAATAGACCCATCTAATTAATTTTAGGTGGGTTTTTAAATTATATATATTTGGTAGTCTCAATAAATTATTGTATATTAAGGTTATAAATAAATAGATATATATGAGCTTAATGAATAGACTACAGAGTATGTGGTCACCTAAAAAAGAAAAGAAGATGAGTAGTATAAGTAATTTTGATAAAGAAACACTGGGAGGTAGAAACTACCTTGGTGGGATGGGAATAATGGGCATAGACCCTGCAACAAGTAGTTATAGATCATCTATAGATGCTTCACAGATGTTCGCACACAATCAAACCTTAAGGAGTGCACCGATGATGTATGATGCACCTACAGCTCCCTCAGCATATACGAACTTAATGGAGACAGCTAACTTACTAGATGTGTCTGATGATTCTATACATAGAGTAATAGATGAGGAGTTAAGTGAATACTTACGTAGTAGTCAAGTAAGTGTAACAAAAGCAATTGCTAGGTTGAACATTTTAAAGAATTCCATTGCACTAGCAGTATTAGATCCGGAGGAAGTTGGGAGAATGGAAACAGTTAAAATAACAGGGGACAATGACATAGTGTCTTTTCAACATGAAAACGCATTACTAAACAGAGTAATTGGGTCAGTAAATTCCAATGTTTATATTGCTACTACAGGTTACTTTCTAGCAACTGATAGAAGTAAGTTCTTTACTACACTTAAAAAAATTAAACCAGCCTTGGATTATTTGAGAGGAGATACTACTAATTTTATTATAGGTATAAACCTAATTGCAGAAATGGATGAGCTTACGTAAGGCAATGACAGATCATCAGATGGACGATATAGCTAAAGCGGTGGCATCAGACTTGAATGTTAAGCTTAATCTAACCTTAGAGATGGTACAACTAGTGTATAAGGTATACCCACACATGGGTACAGTTAAGACATTGTCTCCATCTTACAAGTTAACTGAGGATACAAGAGAACATCTAATTACACTACTACTAGAAATACAGTCATTTATTAGTACAATTGAAAAGAAGAAATGAACGAAGAAGGATTAAAGGTCTTAATAAGAGAGCAATACGATTTATTAGGTAGAAAACCTACTCTACTGAGATTAGAAGGTAAGAGTGTAGAAGAGTTAAAAGTAATATTAGAAAAACTAAAAGGAATTAAATACGCATTAGATCTAGTATTCTCACCTAATCCAGGTGAGGAGTTAGCAACTAGTGTATTAAAAGAACTATTTACAAATGGAAAATAATGAAATAGACACAAGCAAAGTGAGAGGAAAAGAGGACTTAGCTGACTTTATTAAGAAAGCAAAAGCGCAACAAAACAATGGGCCATTCCCAACAAGGGACTCAGGTATACTTAAAGAGCTGGAAGACAAGCTAGAGAGTGGAGAAGTCGAATTTGATGATGATCCAGTAGAGGCTTGCCCTGTGTGCAACAGTCTATATCTAATAGAGGATGACGGCAAAGTAGAATGCTATAACTGTGGTAACCTAATAGAGGAGAAGGACATAGTACACTACGAGTCAATATTTGGATATAAAGCAGACACTGAATGAGAATAGCAAAGATAAACACAAGCCTTAGTCACTTCTTTTACCACTGGGTTGAATTTATCGAGCCTTTTCATAAGCTAGGGAAAACAGAGAAGAAGGTTCTTGCAGAACTATTGTACCATAGATACCTTCTGAGTCAGGAAGTAACGTCAGAACACCTATTAAATAAGCTAGTGTTCGAGTCTGAAGTAAGACAAGCGATATGTGATTCAATTGGTATACCTAGAGTACGCCTGGGGTTAGTACTTTCTCAGTTTAGAAAGGCTAAGATATTAGATGGTAAGAAGTTAAATAAGCATTTCATACCTGATATCAAGTTAGGCGATAAAGAGTTTGTACTGGCTTTTAAATTTAAAATAGAAGGGAATGAAGAAGGTATCTATTCGAAAGCGATTCGAGGAAAAACTAAGGGAAATAGCAATAGCAGAAGGAGTAGAGGTAAAGGAAGTAAGGGAAGTATTTAGATCCCAGTTCAAGTTTACTAAAGAGAAGATAGAAGCTATTGATAAGAAGTGGCTGGCAAAGGCCGCAGTAGCAGAGATTAATAAAATAGTATTCAACTATATATATATAGGTAAGGTCCATTCAGGAAATAGACTACAAGAATACGCTAACAAGAGAAATAAATTAAACGAGGAGAGTAATGAAAACAATTAATTTAGTACCACGTAACGCTGATGTAATCACAACAGCACACGTAATGCCAATCAAGACATCATTAATTTTAAATGAGAAGCCAACCTTTATGAGTGTACAGCAAGTAGTTGCAGTAGGAGATAGAGCAGATGGTGTAGAAATAGGAGACTGGGTATACCTTGATCTTCAACGCTTTGTGAAACATGTGAAGTTTCAGAGCACTATCAAGGCCGGAGTAGGTGGACAAGATATGATTAAGGAGGAGTTCATTCCACCAATCTGGGTAGCACCAGGAGAAACAGGCGCATACTTTAAGATCACAGATCGTGAGATTGAAGGAGTTATTGTAGACTACATCAAGCTACCTAAGGATATGAGAGATCATATGACAGTGGAATCTTATGAGCAGAAGCTTAAAGATGCCAATGTAAGAGCTGAGAAAGAGCGTGCTAGAATGGATGCTAAGGTGAAGAAGATGACACCAGTACGTGGAAAGAAAGAAGTTAACGCTCCTGCAATATTTGCAGAGGGGAAATTTAGAGGATAAATGAAACTATTTGAATTAGATCGCGATACGTACAGTGTAGTATATGAGCCCCAAACTCTTACACTAAAACCATTCGCGGCCATATTTAAAAGGGATCGTAGTGAGAAGAAGACAAAGGCAGTTAAAGAACTGTCTTTTGTCTATTTCTATTGTGACATAAAGAGTGATTACATGATCCACATTGACAATAGTATTAGGTTTAAAGCTATAAGAGCTGACCTACTTCTAGACAAGAATTGGAAGATTGACAAGGTCATGCAGGAAGCTATAGATTTCTATAACAGTATGAGCACATCTATTACAGCAGAGATATTAGCTGATAGTAGGTTCACTGCTAAGACATTATCTAATAAGATGAAGACAGCAGTACAGGAAGATGATTTATCAATTGATGATATGAGTAAGCTAATGGCTAACATCACAAAGATACCAACAGTAGTAAAGGCTCTACAGACTGCAGAACAAGCAGTATTGAAGGAGATTGAGGAAGCTAAGGGTAGCATAGGTAGTAAGGAGAAAGCAATGTTCGAAGATGGGCTCTAAGAAAGGAGTAGGGTTAATGGAACAAATGGATTTGAATAATTCCCATGCCTTTAATACAATTGATACTTTTATCCTGGAGGAGTATATGGCTGAGATGTTTAGTCCTGAAGAGGCTAAGAAAGTAAGGAAGATTAAGCAGATACTGCCTACATTTAATTACTCGGTTTCGTCTAGACCATTTACACCTGAGATATTAAAAGCGATTGAAGAGTTTATAAAAGATATAGAATGAAAGAGGAGAAGGGTATATTTGAACAGATGAATGTTAGTATAGAGCATGACCCAATATATGACAATCTGAATTTGGCAAAATTAGAAGAGGCCATAGGGGATTTAGTAAAGAAGAAAGGACCAACAGAATCACATAGGATGACAATAATACATACAGGTGCAGCTGGAGCAAAGATATTCAATCAGAGTATGGAGGACTACATCAACGTATCAAAGATGTGTAAGCTGTTTCCATCATTTAAAAGTACTGACAGTTGTGTCCCATTTGATGGTGATATAATTTCTGTACTAGAAACATTTTTAACAGATTTAGAAGAATGAAATTCAACGAATATCAGACAGATATAAGGGGCCTCGAGAAGAGCGCCCCTAAGTTGTTTAAGGCCATTAATGAATCGATAGCTACTATACCAATGATCAATTGGTTAATAGCCGGAGAGGAAGTTAGAGGCCTGGCAAAAGATAGACCACGTATGAAGAAAGGACGTGGTATTGTAGTAGATGTGGTTAAGCCCCATCTATTAGAAGATATGGATTACTTTAGAGAGAGAGCAATATACTTTGACATACATGGCAAGTATACTGACATCTTCCCTTCGAAGAATCCATTTTCTGAATACGCTAAGTTTTGGAGAGAGGAGAAGCGTAGATTCAAAGAGGGCCTAGTCCGTGAATCAGATGGTGAATGGATTCCGGGGTACTTATACTTCTATTGGAACTACTCACCAATCTGGCAGGTTAAAACAGTAGGTGAAGTAAATGAAGACGGCCAACAACAAGGAGAGAGAGTTAGAGAATTTCCATTACCATATTTAGGTGATTACTTATTCTTCCACTACTTCGACCAGGCGCGTAAGGCAGGTAAGCACACTAAGATGCTTAAGTCTAGGGGTATAGGTATGTCATTTAAGGCCGGAGCATTAGGTCCTTGTAATATGATTATTTACCCAGGTTCAGGTAACCCTAACTTTTACCTAGCATCAGATAAAGGATTCTTATCAGGAGATAAGGGAGTATTTGGAAAGGTAGTAGATACGTTAGACTGGTTGTCTGAACATACACCTTTCCCTCGTGTGAGGCTTGTTAACAGCCTTAGGTCGATGGAGATACAATTAGGTTACCAAGATTCAGATGGTAAGAGAAAGGGCGCCCTAAGCTCTGTATACGGCATATCACTTAAAGATAATCCAGACAAAGCAAGGGGTATTCGTGGGCCTATGATCTTTTATGAAGAAGATGGTTTATTCCCACACTTAGAGAAAGCATGGAACGTTAACAGGCCAGGTATGGAAGCTGGTAAGGTAGCAACAGGAATGATGTTTGCCGGAGGAACAGGTGGTACAGAGGGTGCTAGTTTTGAGGGATCAAAGAAATTATTCTACTCTCCATCAGCATATAATATATATGGTGTTAAAGATTACTATAATAAGAACTCTCAAGGATTAAGTGAATGTGGATTCTTTTGGGGTGCATATTTAAACCGTGAGAACTTCAATAGGAAGAATGGTGAGCCAGACGTACTAGGAGCACTAGCAGAGATACATGAAGAACGCGTAAAGATTATAGCAGCATCTAATGATCCAGCAGCTATTACTCAAAAGAAAGCAGAGCATCCACTAACACCGGATGAAGCAATCATGCGTACAGGTGGAAGTATGTTCCCAGTTGCGGATATATCTGAATACTTAGTACAGATCAATGCTAATAGGGATAAGTTCCTTAGCTCACACTATGTGGGGAAGCTTGTGTATGATACTAATAACTCAGTGAAGTGGTTACCAGATGGCGAGCTTTACCCTATTAGGTCTCTAGATTCTTCTGGATTAAGTAGAGCAGGAGCCATAGAGATATTTGAGATGCCTAGATACCAGGATAACAACAGAATACAATCTGGTCGTTACATAGCCGGGATTGACCCTATCGATCAAGATGAGGGAGCGTCGTTATTCGCAGTGACTGTAATGGACATCTTTACTGATAGGATTGTAGCACAGTACATAGGTAGACATCCTAAGGCTGAAGAGTGTTACGAAGAGGCAGTGAAGTTACTTATATTCTATAATGCTAAAGCTAACTACGAGAATAACCTTAAAGGATTATATAGTTACTTCAAGTTTAAGAATGTACTACATTACTTAGCTGACACTCCTGAAATCTTAAAGGATATGGAGATGATGAAGCCAACCGCAAATATGGGTAAAGGTACTAGAGCTACAGCTCCTATTAACGCGTGGGGTAGACAGTTACAAGTGTCCTGGATGCTTACAACTAATAAGATTATTGAACCTGAGGAAGAGGGAGGAGAGCCAGAGATTGTGCTTAACTTACATAGAATTAGATCATTAAGATATTTAGAGGAAGCACAAGTATGGAACCCGGATGGGAATTATGATACAGTGTCAGCGATGGGTATGCTGTTTATATACAGAGAAGAGAAGCTTAGACAGATCCAGTCTATTAAAGAGGATGAAGTAGTGCAGTCCGATGAGTGGGCAGACAGCTCCTTCTTTGGTAAAGAGGCGCATGAGACTAGGATGAGTAAAGTTGAGAAAGCTTTTAAGAGGCCTCGAAATTAAGATTCAGGCTATTTGATACAAATATACCATGGTTGACTACTATGGTATTTTGTTGTATATTAGGATTTAATATCTGAGTTACATATGAACAAACTAGTAAACAAAGGGCAACCACGTCAAAGGTTGTCATATAAGAAAAAGACAAAAGGATGGAGAAAGGAGAATGTGGACCAAGCGGAACGCATGTCTTTTTACCACAACGTGGGTGTTAGGCAGACAATTAGTAATAGAATAAGAAATTCATTACTATACTCTGGATTCCCTAACCCGGCTGATATGGCTTTAGCACTTAACCCTAATAATGTTAGTGCAGAGTATATACCAGACAGAGTTCCACATCACCCTATTATGGCACCAAAGATTGATGTTCTATTAGGTGAAGAAATTAATAGAGACTTCGACTACTCGTTTACGGTAATCTCACCGGATGCTGTTTCAACTAAAGAAAAGGCAAAGGGAGATGTAGTTAAGAAATCGCTAATGGAGTTAGTGCAGAACAATGCATCACCGGAGCAGGTGGAGGCAGAGATGGCTAACCTTCAAAAATATCTAAAGTATACCTGGCAAGATACCAGGGAACGTATGGTAAATCTTCTAATGAATTACTATTACGAATACGAAGAGTTTGACTCTAAATTTAATCAAGGCTTTAAAGATGTTCTTATTCATGGTGAAGAAATTTACTCATGTGAGATCGTAGGTGGTGAACCTAAATTAGAAGTATTAAATGGTTTAAAAGTAAGAGCTCTACGTAGTGGCCGATCATCTAAGATTGAAGACTCAGATATGATAATCATAGAGGATCATTGGTCGCCAGGTAAAATCATAGATTATTACTACGAGGAATTAAAACCAAAGGACATTGACTATGTCACAGGCTACACTGATAGTGCAACTAATAATGGTGAGTATTCTGATGACTATAATAATCCACTGCTGTTTGATAACGGCACAGGTGATGTTGAATCTATATTTGACAGCTACCAAAGTATAGCGACAATTAACGGGCATGAGTTCTCATCTAATCTAACAGATGATGCCGGTAATATCAGAGTAATAAAATTACTTTGGAAATCGCAAAAAGCAATCTACAAGGTCAAATACTACGACAGCGTAGGTGAAGAACAATCAAGAATTGAGAGTGAAGAATATATACCATTAACTGAGGAAGGCGAGGAAATGACTAAGCTGTGGGTTAATGAATGGTGGGAAGCTACTAAGATTGGTAAAGACTTATATGTACAGATGCGCCCTAGGGAGATCCAGTATGTTAACTTGAGTAACCCATCTAAATGTTACCCGGGTATTATAGGCGAGGTTTATAATACTAACCAAGGTAGAGCAGTGAGTCTTGTTGACAAGATGAAAGACTACCAGTACTTATATGATGCTATTTGGGCAAGGCTTAATAAAGCAATTGCTAAGAACTTAGGGAAGATTCTATTATTAGATATCGCAGTAGTACCTAAGGGATGGGAGCCAGAGAAGTGGATGGAACAAGCTACTAATATGGGTCTTGGTATTGTAGATGGTTTTAAAGAAGGTAATAAAGGTGTAGCGCAAGGTAAGCTTGCTGGTAACTTAAATGGGGCCACAAACACAAGAGCTATCGATTTAGAAACAGGTAACTATATTCAACAACACATTAGCCTGTTAGAATTTATCAAAGCAGAAATGGGAGAAATTGCCGGTATCTCTAGACAGAGAGAGGGACAAGTTCAAAACCGTGAAAGCGTTGGTGGAATTGAGAGAGCTGTAACACAATCATCTCATATTACTGAGTGGTGGTTTTACAAGCATGATCAGGTTAAGAAGAGAGTTATCGCGACATTCTTAGAGACAGCTAAGTACGCTCTTAAAGGTACAAACAAGAAGATAGCTTATATTGCTGATGATCTTACTAAACAGACATTAGATGTAGAAGGTGATCTTATTAATGAGAGTGAGTATGGTTTATTAGCCACTGACTCATTTAAAGTTCAGAAAGTTAAACAAGCTGCTGAGCAAATGGCTCAAGCCTTTATGCAAAATGGGGGGAGATTCTCCACAGTTCTAGACATATTTAACAGTCCATCAATGGCTGATATGAGAAATAAGATAGAACAAGCTGAGGATGAGATAGCTGAGAAAGAAGGAGCTGCCCAAGAGCAACAAGCTCAACAAGCACAAGCTATGTTAGCTCAACAAAAAGAGTTAAACGATATAGAAAACGAGCACAAGAATAAAGATCGTATGTTGAAGAAGTATGAGATAGATACTAAAGCAATGATCGAACATGATAAATTAGAAAACGACTCACTAAGCGCAGGTGACAATACACTAGAGCAAGGGAAGTTGGAACTTGATTATAAAACACAAGCTGATAACTTGCTTGTCAAGATGAAAGAGTTAGATCAAGATTGGAAGAAAGCCCAACTTGATAGTAGAACGAAGAAGGATATAGCTAAGAGTAAGCCAAAGCCTTCAGCAACTAAAAAATAAAAGATTATGCCAGATTTGGGAGAGGTAGGTATAGATCTAAGTTTTGAAGACTTAGAATTTATAGACGAATTAAATGAAGCAGAGGGAACTAACCCTAACGAAGAGAGTACAGAAGGAGAAAGTGAAGCGAGCACTGAAAGTGCAGCCACTGAAGGATCTGAAGAAAGTGAACAAGAAGCCTCGCAAGAGGTTGAAAATAATGACGATACCACTGAGGGCGAAAGCTCAGAGAGCGTAAGTGGTGATTCTACTGAAGGAGATGCGGAACAGCAGACCTCTCCCCAGTTGTACGAATCATTGGCCTCAGTTCTCGCAGAGAAAGGAGTACTAACCTCAGTAGATGAGTCGTCTTTAAAAGGTATAAAGGATGTAGATGCACTAGTAGAACTTGTGAAGAAAGAAATCAAAGCGCAAGAATACAATGATCTTACAGACACACAAAAAACCATCCTAACCGGCATCAGAGAAGGAGCAGCAGAAACTACTGTTACTAAGTTCAAAGATGCAATGTCAAAGTTAGATGCTATAGATGATAACCTAATTAACTCCGATGAGAATGTTCAGAAGGATTTAATATACCAAAGCTACCTCTCTAAGGGGTATGCGAAGGACAAGGCTGCATCTTTAGTTGATAGGAGTATCAAACTAGGGTTAACTCTAGAAGACGCTAAGGAGGCTTATACTGACCTTAAAGGGGTAGTTAAGACTCGATACGAGACAGAGTTAGAGAAGGAAAAGACTTTAGCAAAAGAGGATGCTAAGACAGAAGCCAAAGATAAAGCCGCTTTAGAGAAATCAATGCTCGAAAGTAAGGAGGTTATCAAAGGTATTGAAGTACCAGAGAATACGAGAAAAGAAGTGTACGCGGAAATGATGAATCATGTATCAATCAATCCAGTCACTAAAGAACCGGAAAACTCATTAATGAAGTTCCAACGAGAGAACCCAACAGAGTTCACACAGAAATTATATTACTTATGGAAAATGAGTAATGGCTTTGAGAACTTGGATTATTTTAAAGGAAAGAGTGGTACCTCAAGCGTTAAAGCATTGGAAAACGCTATAAAGAATTCTACGCATATTCAGGGTGGTGGTGATCCATCTTACAGTGACGACGTTAACGCATCAATGCTTAACATAGAAGACATTGTATTCCCGGATTAATGTAAGTTAAAAAGAGTTAGGAGTATGTCCGCCTAATTCTACAAAAGAGATTGGACATAGTAATTAAATTATTTATAAGATGAGTATTGCAAAGTATGTAATGACAAAGGGTAAGCACTGGTCAGGACTAACAACACGAAATCACTTGGGTTCAATCTACCAGACAAAACCTCAAGTGGCTTCTAAAATTACAGGTATACTTTTACAAGCAGCGGGTATGAAGAACTTAGACACAGTTCTTAACCAGTTCAAAGTAAACTATATCGATGATGAAGGAGATTTCACATGGAAATTGGTAGGAGCACATGAAAGAAACATTCCTCTAGTAAGAGCAGAGGATAGCTCAGGGACAGCAGTTACCGATGCATCTACAGCAGTAGGAGCAGGTAGAGCAGTTATTAGCTTAATTTTCCCTGAAAAATGGTTTACAGATGTACACGTTATTGCTGGTAACAAACCAGATTTATATCAGTACAGAATCTTAGGTGAGCCGGAACAAATCGCAGCTAGTGAGTTTAAGTACGAAGTAGAGATCTGGGGTGGCTCTGATACGCTTTATGGTGTACCAGGTGCAGAACTTTTAGCAGGGGAGAAATTCTCTATTGAAGGAGCGCCAGTAGAACGAACTATGTCTATCAAGGGTGCTGATATTAACTTCAGTTCTCCATTCATATTGAAGAATACAATTTCTCAATTAAGAGTAGAGCACACAATGCCAGGTAACATGATCAACTACAAAGCAAACAACAATGATGTTTTCTTTGCAAAGATTGAAAGTGTAGGACCAGACGGTAAGAAACGTCAGTCTGCTGTATGGCAACAAGAAGTTATGTGGAGATTCGAACAACACATTTCTAGGCTTAAAGCTTACACAACTATGTTTGGTAAGTCTAACAGAGCTGAAGATGGTGAGTTCTTAAACACTGGTAAGTCAGGATTTAAGATTGAATCTGGATCAGGTATCCGTGAGCAAATGGATGTATCTAACGTAACGTTATACAACACATTTAGCTTAAGCGTATTAGAAGATATGTTACACAACCTTTCTGAAGGTAAGATCGATTTCTCTGAGAGAAACTTCGTATTACGTACAGGAGAGAGAGGTGCAGCACAATTCTCTAGAGCAGCTAACGCTGACAACTCAGCATGGGTTCCAGCAAACGCACAAAACCCAGCAACAGTTCGAGGAACTACTTCACAATTGCACTCAAATGCATTGAAAGGTGGTTACCAATTCACTGAATGGGAATTCGCAAACAGTATTAAGGTATCTATCGAGGTAGACCCTATGTACGACGATAAAGTAAGAAACAAGATCAAGCATCCGCTTGGTGGAGTTGCTGAATCATATCGTTATGACATTCTATATATGGGATCTCAGGAAGAACCTAACATCCAAAAGATTGCTGTTAAAGGTATGGAGGATATTAGAGACTACCAAGCAGGTTTCAGAAACCCTTTCACAGGCCAAGTTGGTGGTGGAAACATGGGAAGAATGGAAGATAGTGCTACTATCACAGCATACTGTATGCTAGGAGCGATGGTTAAAGATCCGTCTAGAACGGCTTCTTTAGTGCCAACAATCTTGTACCAATACTAAAAGGTACACTAACCGGCTGTGGTAGTCATGGCCGGTTATATTTTATTAATTTATAACACAACTTCAAAATGGGAGAGACAAAAAAGAAGGTTGGTTTTAAACTACCAGGAGGTACAGTAAAAATCAAGTTCATAAAAAGAAAACAGGGAATGGCTGCTAATGTGGCAGAAAATCACATTATATCAGGTGGAATGTTAGAAGGTTCCGTAAAAAAGTTTCCAGTACCAATGCTACGAAGTGGGGCATTAAAAAATGTATTAACAGAAGATGAGAAGGATTTCTTTGAGAAAACCTTTCAAGGACAGAATTTATCAATGTATGGTGAGTTTTGGAATGACTTCTATGTACACTTGGAGAAGTTAGATACTACATTAGATCTAGGCTTACCAATTGATTATATTAAATACAAAGTACTTCTAGGGTGGAATACAGTTATTGCACCATCATTAAAGGTGTTTAAAGAAGCGCCTACAGCAGCTTATATGTTTTACTTAGAAAGAGAAGGTGAAGAAGCTAATATCACAGCTAAGACCCTTAATCACACTAAGCAAGCATGGAAGAACTTTGCTAAGATTGAGGATAACTCAGATGTATTATCTGCAGTAATATTCTTAATGTCAGGAAAGATGACAGCACAGAATGCTAAATTAGAATACTTAAACAACGAAGTTGAGAAGTTAGTAGACATCAAAGCAGAGAAGTTTAACGTATTAATGGCAGATGCGCAGTTTGAGACAAAAGTATTAATCTCTAATGCAGAGCGTGCTGGAGTTATTAAGCGTGTAAAAGGGCAGTACCAAACTAAAGATGGTTTACCATTGACGGAGAAAGGGCAGCCAGCTACAGTTGAAAATGTAGTAGCGTTTATTAACAACCCAATTAATAACGAAGTTAAGGAATTGATTTTATCAAGACTTGACAATATAAAATAAACTATATGACTACAGGTGAATTCTCGAATGAGTTTGATATATTATACGATAGTATAGCATCGATGAGTGCCCCGGCACTTGACGATTATGAGAAGAGTGTTTTTCTTACAAAAGCTCAACTGGAAATCATCAAAGAGTATGTTGGCCCAGTTAATAAGTATAAGCAGTCCTTTGAGGGCTCATCTAAAAGAAGAGCTGATTTACGTGAGTTAATATTACCATATACTACGACTCCAGACAAGATCAATAATGGTCTTACAACGGAGTCGTATAATGCAAATCTTCCAGGAGATGTATTCTTAATAGTACATGAACAAGGTACATATAAGAAAGCAGGCTGTAAGGAAGAATTAAAAATGAGTATTACCCCAGTCAAGTACGACGAAATAAGTAATACCCTAAGAAACCCATTTAGAAGACCTACAAAAGGTAAGGGAATAAGAATAGATATTGCATCTAAAAATAATAAGAAGATAGTGGAGTTGATCACAGATGAATCAATCCTGTCTTATGCTATTAGATACATTAAATATCCTGCTCCAATTGTTTTGACGGATCTCGGGACGGTTTCAACAGCCGCTCTATCAATAGATGGAGTAAGAGAGAAAACAGAGTGTGCCCTAGATCAGGAAGTACACCGAGAGATTTTGGATCGAGCTGTAGAGTTAGCAATGCTAGCATACAAACCTGAAGGCTTAAGTGCCCAGGTACAGTTAGACCAAAGAAACAATTAAAATTATATTAAAATG